GTCAGGTATCCACGATACTAAGAATCTACCATTCTTATCTGGAGTCCAAATAACCTCGGTGTCCTTCTCTCCATTCTTCCAATGAAAATATCCTTTGGTCAAAACTCTATCTTGAATCAGACCATCATTGTAGTCAATCTGCTGATAGATTTTAGTTAGATTAAACAAAGATGATTTGGTCTCATCACGGAAGGCGTGAGACTCTGTTCTAGGGAACTGACGGTAGTGTTCGTTCAACGCATCAGGATCACTCTTTAATGAGTCAACCTCATTCTTCCAGTTAGTAATAACACCGTCTGTGATCCATTCGCCCTCCTGAGCAGAACGTACGGGAGTTTCAGGGTCTTCTAGGACTGCGTGACCAAACTCGTCAATATATCCTTCAAAATTCTGACCCATTTCAATAAATAATGAGTATAAACCCGACTTAGTCTGACCATTCGCATTTCTCTTTTTGACATCTGAGTCATAATATATCTTTTTATAGTTCTCTCCACCTTTGTCAAGTGCGTTGGATGTAGAACCCATCATACACTTACCAATAATCCTAGAACCCAAACGAAGACAAGTCTTTCTTACTCGCCAACCATTTAGAATACTTAAAGGTTTTTCTAATTTGGCAGCCTCATCTTCTACAAGTAATTTTAATTTCTGACCGTCAAAAGAGTTGTCGGCTGTATTCTTCCAAGTAATGGTAGTGTCTAAACCATCAATCTCTTCCTCCTCCTCTTTGTCCATGTTCTTGCGAGTGATCTTAGAAGATGGCACACGGAAGGCTAACTCAGTTACCGGTGATGAATTACCATCACGAGTAGGCATAAAGAAGAAAGGATAGTTGTTGATAATAGGCACAACCTTTCCTGTAAACATCATCTTAGCATCCGTACCTGTCTTGGACATAATACCAACTGTAGAATCTCTTGAGGATGTGGCTATATTTATAACCTCAGATGACGCCATGAATGAGAATCCTGAACGACGGTTCTTAAGGTAGCACATACCGAAGCATCTATTATCAGCCTTACAGGCTTCCCAAAATAAATAAAATATTCTGTTAGCTTCACGAAAATCTGGATGACCAATATCAGTTTTTGTCCACTGAAGATACATATAGTGAGATCCCGTAATATAGGTTGGAGTTTTATTATTAATAAACCAGTAACCTAAATCTCTCCTTTTAAATTCTTCCTCAATATAGTCAACCCACTGTGATTTAAATGCCGTATCCCTTCTATTCCAGTCAAATTGAGTTTTTATACGAGATAATTCTCTTGGCAATTCTTCTACTTTCCATCTATCGTACTTGTAGTTTATTTTTTCAGGCATTAATGGCAACCCAACTCTTAGATTCTGGATATCATAAACATCTCCTAATGTACCATCTTTGGATACAATTACTATATCATACTCTTGATTATATCCATACGCCCAATCCTTTTTAGCATTACGCTTCTTAAGAATCTTCTCAGGCACAGGATTTTCTACTATCTGATATAAACTCATATTATTTTCAAAAATGCTACTTGTACAATTCGTGAGTCATCCCCACTACCATAATTATTGAAAATATTTCTCGAATGAGGGATGTTAGAGTCAAACACAAATAGTCTATTGAACTTAGCATTTGTGATTAATATTGGCTCGTGGTTCTCATCGTACAAAGTTGTACCGTCTTCTTCTGGATGATTCTTGGTTAGATAAAGAATAGCGGTGATGTCACCCATCATCTCATCTGAATGTATAAAGTTTGGCTCCTGCTGACCCTCAGGTGATATGCGAACAAAGTTGTAAGCTACCTGACAGCCTGGGTATAGACTCAAAAGCAATGCACCAAACTCATCGTTATCTCTAGGTTGGATACCTTTAAATAACTGCGTGCCTACAGGGATGTCATAAAACTCACCACTTAAGATGTCAGCTAGATGCTCCTCTGGCTTAGGCATAAAATTATCTACGACCATTCTATTTAATTTTAGTTGCAAACTTCTCAGCAAATCCCTTATTGGATATATTCTTTTCAATGACGATACCCTCAATGATATTGCTCTCCTCTTCTACTCTTTTAAGAATCTCAAAAGCATCCATGATTGCTAATTTTTTGGCAGCCGCTGCATTCTTTAATTTATCAGCACTTAGATCATCGTCTAAATGCGTGACAATCTTCTCCTCTGCGACCTTTATCAACTCCTCCACTGCTTTGTACCCTGAGTCAATAATACGTCTTTTTAAGTCGGTTATTTTGCTCATAATAATATGTTGATATTTTTAGTGTACATGCGGTACACTTTCTCCCCATCAATCTCAAATGGATACTCAGACTCGGGTTCAAAGGCAACTCTATCGCCTTCGTTCAACCCTAAGTCTATCACCTCTTGATTAGCATACTTAATGATGCCAACTAGTGGCTTCTCAGTATCTGTGGTCATAATGCCCTCATGGTCATTCTCTACCGGAGACACAAAGACATACCTACCTACACCTATCCATTTGCCATTAGGCTTCTTGTAGGCATAAGGATCTTCAACAAAGAATAGATTCTCTTGGAAGTAATTCCAAGAAGACCTCTCTCTGCCCTTCATGTCATAGTAGTACTTGAACGTGTTGTGATGCACAATGATGGTGTCACCGGGCTCTATTGGACCTTCATAGCCAATGGGTGTAGAAATGACAATGGCCTCTCTCATGGAGGCCAAATGGTCTTCTTTGGAAGTAGAGATAACTATCTCACCACGAGTGTTGTCATATCGCTTACCCTCTCGAGGGCTTACAATATAAAAAAATGGGGACTTCATTAGAAATCTATATTATATTCGATTGAGAATGGCATGTTGCCATTAATTTTTTTCCATAATACCACTTCATTATCCCTCTCAATATAAATCTCGATGTCTGCGTTCTCGAGTTGCTTGATAAGATGAATGATGTAGTTCCCTTGAAGTACAGATTGACCATGCATATAATTCATGGCATTCTTATAATCTGCACCAAGAGATAGCTTGCGGATAATCATTACTCCTTAATTTCTCCAGAAGACAAATCAATAACTACGTCACCGTACTTAGCTTGAAGTTCTTCTTGGATAGTTGTCAATTCTTCTCCTGCTTGGTCTGCGTTAAATAACACAGCCTTCTTCTTGGATTCTAATCTGTAGATAGAAATCTCAATGTCAGCAATAGTAGTACGAGCTTCACGCAAGTTTGTGCTTGCTTGCTTTAAACGCTCTAATTCTTGTTCTTCGATGTTAGCCATTATTCTTGAATTAATTTTAATAAAATGTTATAGTTCTCTGTTGTTTTTACTTCCTCAATATCTTTAGGAGCCAAAGGCGTGTACTCAATCTCTATGGTCTCAGAAAGAATCTCAGAGTATTCTCTTTGAAAGTCTAAGAATTTCTGATTGATTTCACCTGACTCTAAGTGTGTAGATACATTGTAATTACCTTCAGCTTCTTCTCCGTACTTAACCACTAAGTCATCGTGTAGTTTTCCTACAGTTTCTTTCTCTGACTTTAGCTTTTCAATTAAAGAGCTCATGCGGTATCTTACAAGCATACTAATATTCTGCTTAAGGAATCCGTCTAAGACTTTCTCTTTTGTCTGTGGATTTACGAAGCCATTGATCTCAGCTTCTAATTCTAAAACTTGAGCAAGCGTTAAATTAATTTTTTCCATTAGATTATTATTTTTACAAATTTAAGAAATATTATTAGAATCCCAAGGGTTTGGTAATACGATAATCGGTGGGTTAATTTGGTTCTCAATCTGAGCATCTAAATTAGCCTCAATTGATGCCATATCTAATTCAGTATCTAGCCAGCCTTCAACCATTGATTGAGTCACTTCATCGTAAGGAGTAAAACTTGATTCGTGTGGTGCATCTACCGATAAAGCTCCATAGGTGTCAGCCGTAAAATTTTCGTGTTGCTTTTGTGCTCTCCAATGAATTGTAGAAATTACTTTGTCCATCCCGTCTAATGAGGGGATAGAATCTAGTTGTGAAATTACCCAGTTAAATGCCATGTTATTTGTTTTTTAATTGATTTTTTAATTCTTCTATTTGCGCTTGTTGCTCTTTAACGGCTTCAACTAATAATGCTGCCCAAGATGAACCCCAAGTTTCTAATCCAAGTAAATTTTCTACTAATTCGCCATTAGGTAGTTTTTGACTTCTATCGCTTCTAATTACTAATTCGTCTACAATACCTTCTAACTCTTGCGCCACAAACCCAAAACGAATTTTATTTTCAGGCTCATCTAGCATGTGGAATTTTTTTCCATTTAAAGACAATACCTTATTTAAAGCACTTGTAATAGGTTGAATATTGTCTTTAACTCTTAAGTCAGAATTATTGTCAATTCGAGCCGAACCTGCATAAACCGCACCGCCAGACTTTTGTAAATATAAACTAGTCCAAGTTACGTTATATTGACCAGCATTTATCCAACCGTAATTATTAGATGTATCGTATCCCAAGCTCATTCTCATTCTTGAATCACTTGCACCAGCTAAAGATAAATGAGCAGGAGTAACGTCATTTGGATAAGCCCCATCCCTAACAATTGCTAAACTTGCGCTAACATCTGAACTAGGTACACCTATTTTAACTTGACCAGCAGAAGTAATCCGCATACGTTCGGTATCGGATGTGGCAAATCTCATGCTACCAGTTTCTCTTAGTTCTAATGCTACATCTGCAGAACCTGCGTCTAAAAGAATTTGAAAACCATCTGCAGCTGCATCACCTGTAAAGCTATTTTTTAAAGCTATTCTAGTTTGACTAGAGCCTCCATTAATAGCTAAAGCTAAACCAGCAGCACCGCTTGGCGAAGTCGTTCCGATGCCTACGTTGCCAGCAGAAGTAATCCGCATACGTTCGGTAGCTGTTGCATCCGTAGTTCCTGATGTTCCAAAAACTAACTGAGTAGCTCCGCTATTACCTGCTTGAATGCTATTAATAAAAGATTGAGAAACTCCAGAAAAATTGTTTATCCCTTCGAACAATAATGAGCTAGTCCCGCCAGTTGCTGGAGCCGTAGTGTTTCTTATTCTTAAAGTTGCTGAAGTACTCCATAAGTCTAGTAAGTAAGCTGGCGAAGTCGTTCCTATTCCTACGTTGCCAGCGGTAGTTATAAACATTCTAACCGCATCGTTTGTGCCAAATGCTAACCCAGATGCAGCAGCATTCATTATGTAGGCATTGTTACGTAGCGGGGTATTTGCTACACCACTTCCTCCTACACCTACATATAAATTTGCAGTTGAGTTTGTATTTGTCCATAAAGCAGCTGAGTAAGCACTTGTTCCATTCTTTGCTATGTGAAGTGTTTCACTAGCAGCAGTCGTTCCGATTCCTACGTTGCCACCAAAAGACATATTAATAGTACCAGTTGGATTCCACATAATACCGCTTCCACCTCCGCTAATAACTGACCAGTCAGCATAAGAACCAGCTCCTTTCGTGTGTAATGTACCCCAAAAGCTATTAGAAGCTATTGTACCATTTGCAGCGATATTAAAGCTATTAGCTAAAACACTACTCGCAAACGTAGCGGCACCTGTGCTTACAGTAAAAGTAACCACCGAGCCAGCAGTAGGCATATCTAATATTATTGAACCAGCTGGAGAATACCACCCCCCTGCATAGGCAGATGTATCTCTTCTATTAATAGTAAATCCTGCGCTTGAACCTGTAGTTGTTACACCCCCACTAAACGTAGCACTAGTCCCTCCTAATGGTCCAGTAAGTGTGCCTCCTGATAAAGGTAAATAAGCATTTGAATCTAAAGTTCCGTCAGCTTTAACAAACTGAGAAGATGTGCCCGTAATATAAGAAACTGTTGTTCCTGACATTTTAACAAAGCCCGTTCCATTTAATGATGTTTGTTTGCTGTTAAATGTAGTCCAATCCCCACTTGATAGCAAGCCTCTATTTGTAGCACTTGCTGTTGGAAGGTTTAATGTAATCGAACCAGATGATGTAATAGGAGAGTTAGATATATTAGCATCAGTACCTGTTGTGCCTAATGAAAGTCCAACAGATGTAACTGTACCTACTGACCATGTGCGGTTAGAAGATAAGTCGTATCCCGTACCATTGATAGTAAGCGTGGTCGCAGCATTTGCTGGTGTGTAACCAAGTGTGGTTGCAATAGACTTTTTCTCCCAAAGAGATGTAGTCGTATTGTAAGCAATGATATCATTGTTTGCTGGGTTCTGAGCAGATACGTTATGAAGCTCATCTAGCTCATAGCCATTCTGGATATTAACCTCAATAACACCTTGAGTAGGGTGGTCTCTAACAACAATTGCAACATATACTAAGTGTGCCGGTGCATATTGCTTAACTGTGGTGTAAGCACCAGCTACTGTTGAGCTAAGGTATAATTGTGTACCAACACCTAAGCCTTGTGTATCTAAATTCTCAAGTCCACCTGCAACAATAACGAATCCATTATTATTGTTAGTAATATCTGTTTGAACAATACCAAATGTCTGAGCAGAGGTCATATCACCAGTCGCAATCGCCTTAGTAACAGCTGGCAAGTTTCCTTGTCCACTATTAATATAAACAACTGTTCCCTTTGTTAGTGTAGCACCTGTTTTGTTGTACACCTCACGAACAATAGATCTAGCTTCTGCTGATGTCCCAGGAAGTGTAGCAAGACTACCATCACCTCTGATATATTGAGATGTTGTACCAGCACCCGTTACAGTAAGTGTACCTGCGGTAGTTACCGGGCTATTAGTTACAGTAAACGCAGATGGCATACTTAATCCAACTGATGTCACAGAACCACCGCCACTAGTACTAGAGATAACCCCTGTTGTAGAGTTATAAGCAATTCCAGAACCAGCACTAATAGATGCTCTAGCTCTAGCCGTTGTAAAGTATAAATTAGTTGTACCCTCAGTTACTAAGTCTGTGTTGTAATCGCCACTTTGAGCAACTACGGTTCCAAAGCGACCAAACACACTAGTCACTGACTCTGTGTTATCAAGCTTTATCCAACCTGTAGCTGACTTAACTGCTAAGTCATTTACTTGCCAATCTGTGATGCCACCTAAGTTTGTATTACCTGCAACAGATACTCTCCAGGCAAAACCTGTACGAGTAGTACCTGTAATGTCTGGAACGTTAGTAGCAGCATTCCAATCTCCTTGTAAGATAATTCCTCCTGCAGTTGCGCTGTCAACATAGGTCTTAACCGCATTCTGAGTAGGGTATAAAGTAGCACTTGTTCCTAACGCTGTGTCATTTGATTTATTAGCAACATTCTCAGGAGTAAATCCTAATGCACCTGTAACATCTGTTGATGTCAATGTAATAGCACCTGTACGAGTGTTGAACGATGTCACACCACCTTGGTACTGAGGAATATTTAAAACACCCGTAGACGAGCTATAAGTAGCTGCACCACTTGTACCTGTAGTAGTAAGTGATATAGCACCACGAGCACGTGCAGTAGTAAAGTATAAATTATCTCCCTCTGTAACTAGTGTTGTAGTATAGTCTCCTGACTGAGCAGCTACAGCACCTGTGCGTCCAAATACAGATGTTACAAGGTTACTGTTATCATCAGTCCAAGAAGCAGTAATAGTACCACCGTCCTGCTTATTAAGTGTTAATGTTTTAATTGTTGTACCTGTAACAGCTGCAGAAGTAATACTGCGGTTGTAAGCAGTATTCCATTGATTCGACTGAGAGGTAGTAGGAATAAAATACCCACTAGTAAGTGAGAATATACCTGTTGTATTGCTATAGTCAATTCCTGTAATAGAACTACTAATTACATTTCGTGCTCTTTGGTCAGTAAAATAAAGATTAGTGCCTTCTGCAACCGGAGTTGTTGTTAGGTTTTGCCAAGTTTTATCACCTCTCCAATATTGATAAGTAGTGCCCGGTGTAACAAATGATTCCTTACTGTTAAAAGTAGTCCAATCGGTTGAGCTTAAATACCCACTTTGTGTAGCACTAGATAATTGTATAGAAAACACACCTGTTGTGCTATTATAAAGCAAAGGAGTTGCCGCAGAAACGGCTCCTCTAGCACGAGCAGTTGTAAAGTACAAGTTTGAACCTTCTGTAACTAATGTAGTTGTATAGTCTCCTGATTGAGCTGCAATTGCTCCTGTTCTACCAAATACGGATGTTACAAGATTAGTGTTATCATCAGTCCATGAAGCGGTAATTGTACCGCCATCTTGCTTGTTTAAAGTTAAAGTCTTAGTTGTTGTTCCTGTAACAGCAGCACTAACTAAACTTCTATTGTATGCTGTATTCCAATTATTCTTTGTAGTTACATCAATAGAAACAACTGGCTCATCTGTCCCTGTTACAATAATAGGGAATGTACCTGTTACTTGGGTAACCATATTGGCTCCACCAAAGTATCCAAAAACTAAAGGGTCACCTTTTAAAATAGTACCTGATGATCCACTAACAAACTCTAATTCTAATAAAAAGAACCACTCTGTGTCAGGCGTTATTGTTTTAACAGTATAGATAGCATACTGACTAGGACCAGAAGGAACGTGAACTAATATGGATTTACCAACCCATTCATTAGTAATAAATATTTTAGGCGTTGTATTAGCAAGCGTCAAAGCAGATACCCTTAATGGAGCAACAGCCAATGAGAGAATATTAATAGTCTCATTTACTTGGTTAATCTGCTGAAAGCTTTTCTCTGCTTGAGCTTGAGTATTAGAATATGGGGCATACTGCCACGAGAATTGACCTGTGTCAATAATTGCACTTCTATTAAAGTAGTCAGCGACTGCATTAGCCGTGAAGTTTTTAGTGGCAAGGTTTTCTGTATTAGCATCTGTTCCGATCCACTTATCGAGTCCAGAAACAAATGTATCCCTTGGGTAAGTACTAATTCTAGCGCACATAGGCCGTATATCAATTTATTATCTAGCAAAAATACGAAAAAGAAGTTACAAATTTATTTTAGTACCTATCATGCCAAGATACGACTGAGGTATAATGGGATTGGTGTTAAACCCTGTCTTTAAGGCAAAATTAAATTTGAATCTTTTAGTAATTGCTATATCAAATGATGCACCTGTTAGAAAGCCAATATCATTGCTTGTAACAAATGTTTTTTGTTTAGTTAAATATCCTGTTGAACTTCCTGATACGTATACATCAGGACTAATTGATACGTATTTATTTATCTTAATAGGAATGGTATAAAATAATAATATATTGTTAGATAGATTTAACTCTTCTGTAGCATCCGCAACTGAAAAGGTGTAGTTGGCTCCTGTGGTACCATACTTGCCCATAGGAAGGATATAAGCAGCCGTTGCGAAGCCTAACACATTTCCTCCTAAATAAACACCTGTAACGCCAAAGTTTGAGATAGACTCTAGCTTTCCTTCGTTGTAGTTCATTAAGGTGTAGCGTCCACCTAGTGCGAATTGGTCAAAGGTTGACCATATCATAGAATTAATACCCCATGATGAGTTACCCATCATAGATGCTTGACTCATGCCAATACTAGCAATAATAGATACTACTTCGCTAGATGGAGCGACCGTAAAATCCGAAGAATAAATAATTGGATTTTGCGAAGACGACTTGGATTTGCTCTCGGTTTTCTTACTTGACTTGGATTCGCTTTTTTCTTCACTTTTGCTTTCTGTTTTAGTTTCTGATTTTGTTTCTGCTGCTGGTGTAGCCGCACTTGTTGCTGCTGATGTAGCTGCACTTGTTGCTGTAGCAGTTGCTGCACTTGTTGCTGCCGCTACCGCTTGTTGTACTGCGTTTGTAACTGTTTGTTGAACTGCAAGTGTTGCCTGTGGGCAAGGATAATTAATTGTTAACTCATTTATCCAAGCTTGTAGGGCTCCACTTGTAATATCGCTTGCCGTCACTACCTTGTATTGCCCTCGGTAGACCACGGTAGTCTTTCCACCCATCAACGGTACCACTACAGTTGTTACGTTCCCACTGCACGGATCCACAAACACCTGCGTGAGTGCTTGAGCTGATATAACTGTGGGTAATATAAGTATGACTATAATTATTAACCATCTCATTTAAAGATTTTCTTTTTAATCATCCGCACAATAATTTTACTAGCGGCATTCTCCAACGCTTTTTTAGTAGTTGTGCCTATAGTGGATTGATTAAATTTGATTTCTGCAAAATTGCCATCATTCATTAATGTTGCCTCTCGAGTTGTCTTGGCTTCGCCTAACCCTGAGCCTGTAAAGTATTCTCCTGTCTCTGCGTTAACAAACTTAACCTGAAGACCAAGTCTTGTAACTACAGTTTGCTTAGTGCCATCTTTTAGACTAATCGACTCATCTTCACTAACAGAGAAATCGTAGCACTCGATGTAAACAAAGTACTGAGCAAGTTTTATCTTGCCTCTACCGTCTAATTTGTTCTCAGATATCCCAGCCTGTGATGCTTGGAATTGCTTTACCATTCTATTCTTTACCTCAGCTTTGTCCTCGGTAAATGTAAAACGGTTAGTTTCTTCCAAGAACTCAACCACAATGTTAGTTACACCTAGTCCAACACGCTTATCTTTTAGTTCTGGATAAGAAGCATACACTTCTTCGTTAATGCCAATTGACAATAGCTGGATAGGTATCTTAGGTCCATCATAATCCATCAATGAGTCTATATTAATCTTCTTTTCAAAAGACGCTGTGTATGACTCAGTTTTGGTCGTAGCAATCTGCCCAAAGGATGCAAACGACAAGAGCAATAAGCATATACTCCATTTTACCATTGTGGTGCTTTCTCTAATTCTTCTTTCTCTGTAGCAGGTTTTGCTTTTGCTGGCTTCTCTACAACACGCTCAACAACCTTTGTTCCGCCTGTGTTAGCCACTTGCTTTTGCTGCTGAGTGTTGTTAGTAGTGATATTAATTACTGGAGCAGGTGCAGATACTGCAGCAGGCTGTGCCGCCTCCTCTTCTCCTGTTAATTGCTTTGTTACATAACCACCCACACCTAGTGCTATTGTGCTTGCTAATCCAATAAGGATGTTTTTTAATGATCCTCCTTCTTTTTCTTCTGACATTTTATAAATAGTTTATTGGTTTTTTAATCTCATCTCCTGATATGTTAATCAATTTAAGGTCATACATACCTTTCTTTAACGTATCAAGACTAATAACTTTGTTACTAACACCTGCATCTGCAGTGAATCCTAATTTCTTAACAGGTTCTTTGCCACCAAAAGTATATACTTCTAGTAAATACTTTGAGCCTGGTGTTGTAGCAATGGTAACATTTAAAGTATTGCCATTAACAACAGCTGAGTTAATTACCATCACTTTAGATTCAGCACCTAAGTTGATGGGCGTTTCAACAACATTAATTTCCTGACACGAAATTACAAATAACAAAAATAAGAATATTAAAAATCTCTTCATATTTAAAAATTATTGTACCCCGTCAACTTGATGGAGTCGGTTGATAAATTAATTCCTAGTTGGTAGCCTGTCTTTGAGGAGGCATCCATATTAGGTGTTACTTTGATATAAGTATTTATATCCAAAGGGTTAATCACAGGACTGAATTTCAATTTGAATGGAGTTATCGTTCCACTTACAGGATTTTTTAATTCTTTATCCAATGCACCAAATCTAATCTTGCCTTCTTTGTTATCCACAAATGTGTACCAAGTATTAGGTAGTTCATTGTACAATTGCTCAAACTTCACCTTTGTTGGGTCGTAAGTAAACTCAAACTGCAAAGATGAAACTTGTTTGTCGTTAGTATTAATAACAACTGGAATTTCTATGATACTAGATGTAAGTGTTACATTCTTTAAACTTACATCAATCGATGGAATGTTCTGTGGTGTATTAATGTATCCAGATGAAGACAAGCTTCTAATTGCATTGGTAGCAATGTTACTTCCTATCATTACCTGAGAGCTGTGTGAACGGTTAATATCACCTGGTATCACATAACGTAATTTTAATGGCAGGTTCTGACCAATAAGTCCCGTCTTAAAGCGAACATAGTTCTTTGCGATATTCTTCCAACTAGACTGAGTAGCATTATCAAATTCATCTTGAGTAAATGTTGGAACGCTCATGTACATATCTGTTCCTGCCGCATATCCATTAGGTAGGGTTACTAAGTTATCCACTCCAACTACGTGAGCAAACATTCTAACTAAGTCACCGCCATCAAATACTTTACTTCTATTTACATCCGCTGCATAGTAGCCCATACCTGTTAAGATATTCTGATTGCGGAAAGTGCCATCTAAGTTCTGTGTAACAAACTCGGCCTGCGCTGTTGTGTAGTCAGATACTGTGACTGCTGCAGTTGATAAATCTTTTACTGTGTCCATATTAAACATAACGCGAACATGGTAAACAGTATTTGGATTTAGTCTAGTTTGATCCACCGGTATCGAGCCATCAGATAACGCGTCCACCAAATAAGTCTGGTTAGTTACACTATCTGTGAAGGCAACTCTGTGTAAACTAAAGTTATCCACGTTGGCATTAAACCCAACTGATGCATTAACATACTTGCTTGCCGTTGGGTCCATCATAACCACATTGGTAAGTGGAGTGGTCATTAACGTTGATCCGTCTGAGCCGTTTTGATTGTAGGCTGCAGCAAAGTTCATTCTAATTGGGTCCCAACTAAATCCAGGGGCTGTAGTCTTTAATTTAAAGTGCAAGATTAATAATCTATCCTTACCAAGTCCACCTTGAGCAACAGCCCAGTTTAAATACACACGAAGGATAGACTTCGGGCCACCTGCGGTGTAGTTATAGTTAGCATAGCGATACTTAACGTTCCCGTCTGGGTTATTATTTAATTGGGTAGATAACCAAGAGTAGCCCGGGTAGTCATAATGGCTCATTGTTATTTGTGATCCAGAAGGAATTATACCTCCATTACCCATAGTGCCAGTGTGGTCCACTCCTAGTAATTGGAACGCTGTGTTGGTATACTCAAAGTCAAAATACAAC